CTTGATTGTCAAACATTGGGACAATCATTACCAATTTAAAATTTACTTTAGGTGCTACTGTTGAATAAACATTATTTGTTGGTTCAATATACACATCTGCTGGCTGGACAATAACTGAATTTGCAATGGGAGTGGCGGGCGGAAAAGAAAAAACCTGCCACTCCCCCGCGCTTACTAACGCGTTCGCAAGGGTTGTTCTGAGAGTTGTAACGGCAACTGTCATTATCCAACCAAGCTGTTAGGTGATAAGTGATTTGCTATGAGGCCTCTGATTCTCGCTGTCAATGTGTTCCCCATGCGGTAAGGCGAAGGTTGAAAATCAGGAGAAATTCCTCCTGCATTGCTGGATTGTCTACTTTGCCAAATATCAACTGCAATTAAAAGACTTGCTTCTCGAATTTCAGGAACACTACCGTAAGCAACATAATCAGTTGCACTTACCGTCCCAAATGGATTTGTTGGGTGTCTTGGTTCAATTGTTGAATGTGCAGTAACAAAAGTAATTGAATATGTGTCAACATCTGTTACCGTTCTGCTGCCGTTAAAAGTTGCACCGTTACCGCTTACAGTTAATGTCTGACCAACGAAAAACTCGTGAGGTGTGTCAAAATATAATGTTCCATAACCAACAATGTGTGAGTGTGCAGAGTTATATGCTTGATTTTTCCATAAATAATCACTAACAATATTTTGGGCAGATTGACAGACTTCTTCAACAACCGCGCTCGAATACAAAGCACCAATTCCAAGTGCGCTTCTTAACTCGGCTTCAGTTACCCAAGTGGCTGCCATGTTTTCCCTTTCTCAGAGTAAGGGGGCTAAGGCTTCCAAAGCCCCCTCACATTTAAAAACAAATCTTAATTAAGACTTGTTGAATTTGCGGATTCCACCAGCTTGTTTAGTTAGAACGCTTGCATATCCGTAAATTTGTACAGAAATCTTGCCGTTATCTGAAAGCTGTACTTGTAGTTTTGTGACTGGTGACTCGTAGTATGTAATTGCCTCAGGTACAATCAAGAAGCAAGAATCATCAATGAATCCTGAAGCCAAAACATTTGCGTCAACATATAGATTTGCGCCAAGTACTGTTCCTGTTAATGATTGACCAGAAACATTTCCTGAATTGTTTTGTGGATTTGAAGCAATATATAAAGCACGCTTTGATGAATCTTGCATGCCCATGATTGACGCCCAAACATCTGTTGAAGCAATAAGGTTACGAGCAAATTTGCCAGTTGACTTCTTGGCTGCTGCTGCCTCTGTTGCTAGGAATGATTGAAGGCCATCTGCGTCAGCTGTTGTTGCTGTGGCGACTGTTCCGTCCGCAACAATTGTCTGAAGGACTAATTTATCTGACTTTTTAGCGTATGCGTCATTTAACTCGCGAAGTAATTCATTTATGAACTCAGGTGAGCTGCGGTCAATAAGTTCCCAAGTAACTTCATTTTTTGCGGCTAACTTAACTACTGAAGCTGTTAAATAACCAGACTCCATTTCATCATTTGTCATTGCTGCACCCTCGTTAACTTCGTTAACGGTTGGGGCTTGAGTTAATTTTGGAACTGTGAAGCTAAGACCACTTGCTGGCAGAACGCCACGGCTAATTGCGTCAATTGCTGGACGGTCTGAAATTGATGAGGTAACAAACTCTTGCATGTGCAAAGGTAATGTCAAACCTGTATTGGTTGAAGTGCTTGAATCTGCTGCAAGAATTAGTTGACGAGAAGCGTCATCTCCCATTGCTGCTTTGATTGAGTTTTCAAGATATTGAGCTGAAGTCATTGGTGCAACGCGTGGTGTTGTGTACACCGCTGCGGTTACTGTTGGACGAGAAGCTTCAACCGCTGGGGTTTCTACTACCTCGGTCGCAACAGGTGTATCGGTTGTTGTGTTTTCCACAATTTCCTCTATTTCTGTTTTGGTTTCGGTTGAAACTGCCTCTGTATTTTCAGACGCAGCAACTTTAGATACTCCTGCATTTTCGTTTCCAAAAGCCGCAGATTGTACTAAAGAAACTTCATGTAAATTGGCGGCTGTTACATGGTAAACGCCACCTTTGTTTTTGCCTTCAATTACCTCAACACCAACGGAAAGTCCGTTGCGCAATTGCCATTCATCTGAAGCTTCAATTAAAGCGTCATTGGCTCTTTGTGTGTTTGATAATTTAAATTCAGCATAAATGCCTTTATCCGTTACTTGTATGCTGTCTTTTTTCAAATAACCCAATGGTGCTTTAGGGTCATGTTCTAATAATAATTTTTGACGCTTTGAAGGGTCAATTGAAATAGAACCTTTTTCAAATACGACTTTTCCAACATTTGTTGCGCCCACTTTTTCAAAAGGTACAATTTGACCGCCTATTATTCTGCGTTCAGTATCGCTTGCAGTTAATTCTGCACTAAAGTTAATTATTTCCATATTACTCATCTCCATTAGGGCTAAGGTCTTCCATGGCTCTAGCTTGTTCAACTGTTATCAATTGCAATTCCAGCATTTTTTCAACAACTGCCAATCTTTCAAGTGGGTCAGTTCTTAAAAATCCTGAGTCAATATCAAAACGAATATGTTGGGTTGCGGGTGTCAGGTCATCTAAAGAAAAACGCCTTTCAATTGCTTGAATGTAAGGTGCAAGGGTAAACGAAACAAGCTGACGCCTATTGTCTAATATGTTTTGATAAACCATACTATTGTTCATATCAGCGTTTAAATAAAAAGCGTCTATGTTAAATAATCTTGCGATTTGCGCAGACATATTTTGTAAAGCGTCTGTGTACATCATGTCTTTAGGACTAAATGCTGTTGGTTGATATTCTAATGCGCTTGTTAAATAAGCGGTGCTTCTTGATTCTCTTGCTTTGCGCCATGCAGACAATAATCCAGCAACTTCTTTTTCACCCATGTCCGCGCCATTGTTTTTCAAGATTCCGCTTGGAACGGGAGTGGCTGCCGCTACGGCAGCTGCTTTTTCTAAATCAGCCGCAGCTCTTAAAATTCTAGCACCTGAAGTTAAAAGCGAATCTTTGCCAATTTGGATAGTAACTAAACTATCAATGCCTTCCATTGGTACAGGTTTGCCATCAACATGGTAATTTTTTACTAGGGTGTTATTATTATTTAATTCAACGGTGACTCTAGAATTTACAACATATTCAAAACGAGCAGGTCTGTTGTCATCTTGATATATTTCTTTGACTTGTAGATAAGCTACTGAATACCAAATTAGACTGTCAACAATCCAAGAAAGAGTCACATTGTTTGGCGCATTTTTTGTTAATTGATTTACCCAAGGCAAGTTAGGTAATTCTTCTCCAGTTGCTTTTGAGTATGTGGAGAGTTCCATTCCGCTGATGATTCCGCAAATAATGTTACGAGCCTGTTGAACGCTGGGAATAGTAATAGCCTCAGCTCTATCAAAACTTAAAGGTTGAAAAGGTTGAAAATAATTAAAAGTGTCGCCCATGACTGAAGGCGCGAGTTCTGCCTTAATATTTGTTTTTGAAGGTAAACCGACTAAATCGCGGAAAAATCCCATTAGACAATTATAGCAGACAAGTCAGACAAAAATTTTGGGAACTGAGATAGGTTTGCTCAAAATGTGAACCAGCATGGCCGTCGAAATCGCTGCGGTTACATCTCCAGAAGATTTTCGTCTTACGATTCTCCAGCCAGCGTCCGAATTTTTAGCAGCGCAGTTATTCATTGATGAAACCCATTCGGGTTGCCCAGAATGAACTAACCTTTGATTGGTTAATGCGTCAGATAATTCCCCACAAGCTTGGTAGAAAGACTGACCACTTACATCAATTAATTTGTGACCTTGTTGCTCTAATTTTTGCGCAATAGAGGCCGTTGCGTATTTGTCGTAAGCAATTTGAACAGGTTTGTAAAGTAACGCCCATTTATGTATTGCTTCCGTCATTTTTAATTCGTCAATTGCAATCTCCGAACTAAAAGTTTCCATAATTCCAACTCCGATTTTGCCATCAACCAATTGAGCAGCCACAAGACTTCCATTGCGTTTACTAGGTGAGACATCAAAGGCCAATACAGTCATTGCGCCAACTGGCAAGACTAATTCAGATACAGAACAAGCTTGTATTGAGCCAAATGTCCAAGGGCTACTTTGAGAATCTATCCACATGCAAAGAGTTTCGGTCATTGTGGCTTCAATGGTATTTGTTGCAATGCTTTCCTCGATAGATTCCTCGGTCACCGTGTAACCCAAGGCGGGGTTTGCCATTGCCCAATATTTACGATTGTGAATATCACTTCTAGCTTGTAAGGGTGCTGAATATTCCCAAAAACCAAATTTAGGACTTGGATAGTCCAAGGCTTTCTCACGAAGTGAATTTAAACTTTCAGAGAAGAAATCACCTGCGTTACTTGTGAACAAAGTTTGAGAATTAGGGCGGGCGCGGGTAGTCGGTACAGCTGCTTTAAAAGCTTCAGGTGAAATTTCTCGTAATTCGTCAATGTAAAGGAAGTCGCAAGTTTTACCTCGGCTGCCGTCAGAGGTTGCAGCTACAATCTCATATCTTGCCCCATTGAGCAAAGTGATTGACTCTTGACCATTGGCGTATCTAATCTGTCTAACTTGCTTGCGCAGAAAATCATTGTCTTCAATTGTATTTGCTACTTGCCTAAATGTATCCAATGCCATGTTTCGATTAGATGACATTGCCAAAATATTTTTTTCGTTAAAAATGAATAAACCAGCCAAAATTCTCATACGGGCTAGATGAGTCTTCCCTGATTGACGAGCTACCAGAACGAGATTTGACTTCTTGATGAACATATCATTTTTATCAACGGTAAGCATGTCAGTTAGAACATAATGTTGCCAAGGTAGTAATGGCATGCCGATTTTCACAGCTAGTTCGGCAACTTCATCAATTCTGGATTTGCCTTTTGCCGCTGGAGTTTGTAAACGCGGTTTTGTGCTGCCTAAAAGCTTCTTTCTAACCGCCCCTCGTTGCGCTGGTTTCTTCTTGGCTTTTGCAGGTTTCTTTTGGCTTTTCATGGCTTTTGAAAAGGCGACTCTGGCTTTGTGGCGACCGTCTCGGGGAGAGAACGGTCTTGAGAGGCAGGGGGGGTAGAAACC